CGCACTCCATGACCTGAAGGGGGACGGCAATGGCTGACAAGCAGGTTGGCTTGGCATCAGGCGAACTGCTGGTTGCAAGGGAGTACCTACGTAGCTTCGACTGGCTGAAGATGGCGAAGAATCCCAAGATCCTCTCGTCCCAAGTGGAGGCTGTTCTGGAGCGCGTGAACAAGGCCATAGACCTGCTGGAGCCGGATGGGGACGCGCTCGCGGCCGAGATTGCATCCATGCCGCGCGAGGCGGTGCAGGCCGAACTTGCCGAAGCCGGAATCGACCTCACCTGGCACAAGCAACAAATGAGGGCCTGGATGGAATTAACGCGACGCGCCGAGGCCGCGGAGGCTGAGAACAAGGGGCTGACCGAGGCCCTGCGGCTGGCGAATGAGGACGCGAGGGACCTGGCAGACCTGGCTCGCGAGGAGTGGTCTGCATTGGGCAAGTCGGTGGCGCTCGTGAAGTCTATGGTTCCGGTGAGGTTGCCAGAATGGGCGTTGGTGACAGCGCTTGAGGCATTGTCTGAAGAGGAACCTGCCGCTCTCGTCGCCCACGAGGCGCGGGAGAAGCCGATCCCTCCTGCTCCCTGCGGCGCTCATGTCGTGTGCGCTGAGTGCATCAGCCGCGATCATTGCACGGGCGAGGAGACGGGCAATGGACATACTTGACCTGCGGGACTGGAATGACCACTGGATACGGCGGCGAGTCGGCGTCTGGCATGAGGTCAGGTTTCGGTCTGCTACGGCGAGGGGTCCGCGGCTAGCAATCCGATACAGTTCCTGCGGGAGGGTGTTCGATCCCTACGAATTCGTCTACGCTTGGGGCATCAAACGCGGTCAGATGGTCGTGAGTAGCCACAAGCCACGGCGCAATCTCTGCGCGATATGCAAGCGCTTCGCCGCCCACGAGGCGCGGAAGAAGGAGGCCCAAGGTGAGTGAGTGTCCCGAGTACACGCATGGGGACTGTCGGTTGCGCCCAGAGGACTATGGGTTAGACCTGTGCGACCAGGGCGAGGATGACCCTGACATCTGCTATCGTTTCCAGCACACCCGCGCCGAGGCTGCGGAGGCCGAGGTCGAGCGGCTGAAGGAGGCTCTGCGTCTGGCGGAGCATGAGGCCCTAGGTTCTGACGCTCTTCTCAATCATGCCGTTCCGGTTATCGTGGCGGCCAGACGGTATATCGCAAAGGGGAACAACGGAACTACAGAGCCTTGTGGCCCGCACTGTGCTGGGTGTGAAGGGCATGGGATTTGTGGCATAGAGCAACTGGCCGTGAGCGTCATGGAGTATGATTCACTGTTTCGAACCGCCCACGAGGCGCGGGAGGAGGAGGCCGGAGGTGAGTGAGCGATGATCCTGTTCAAACCTGAGATGGCGGAAGCTATCCTGGCAGGACGGAAGACCGTGACTCGCCGACGCGGCAAGAAGCGATGGAAGGTGGGAGCCATCCACCAGTGCTACACGCGGCCAGCGTTCGCGCGGCCACCGGGGAAGCCGTTTGCCAAGGTCCGAATCGTCCATCTCTATGAAGAACGTATGCCGATGTACAGCGCGAGAGAGATAGTGGCTGGCCTTGCTGACTGCAAGGATCATTGGTCGCGGAAAGATGCACTCCAGCTTCTCAACAATGAAGTGGCCTATGAGGGCTTTGGATGTTGGGGTGACTTCGCTGGAGCCTGGGTTGATATGCACGGGGAGGCGGCACTGGGGGAACCCTGTTGGAGAATCGAGTTCGAGGTGCTGGAGGCCGGGGGTGACTGATGCCACCGATGGCGGGCTGTCCCTATGCTCCAGGTAGCCTGTGCGAAGTCACGATGCAGGCCTGCACTTGGACGGCATCCCGCTCCTGGTGTCCGTGGTATCGGGAGGAACAGGCTCGCCTTCGGCTGGTACTGGATACCTGCCGTGGCTGGTCCAGCCGCCGCCGACAGGGAAAGTGGTGGGAACCCTTCGCGTGGTGTCACCTGCCGCCTGTGCCGGTGCGGTGTTTCGGGTGGCCCCAGGACTGTCCGCTGCACTGGGAACGGCAATACAAAGAGCTTCGCCGCGCCCTTGGGAAGAGGCGTGTTGCTACGTGCCAGCGGTGTGGGCGCACGTTCTTGCCACACCAGGAGGGCAAGACACGCGTTTCGCGGTTCTGTAGCGCACGCTGCAAGAACGCTGCGTCGTCCGATGCCTGGCGGCGGAAGCGGGGTATCCCGGTGAGGGAACGTAGAAGCGCGGCGGATCGGGAGCAGGGGAGCCTCGTGCTGGGGAGAGGGGATGACTGAACACCAGATGCGCGTGGCGAGGGGGATCCTCCAGCTTGTCGAACTGGACAGCATGGAGGACGCGGCGGAGATCATGGCTGAGGCGCTGATACTCAAGGCCCAGCAGCAGCGGTGCCAGCGGCGAAAGGAAGCGGCGGGGCGCAGGCGAATTGACACCGCCCTGGCGGCGGGGAGGAGAGGATGATGCGAAGGTTTGGACCGAAGCGAGCAGACCATCCGAGTGTAGGGGCACTGTGTCCTGCATGTCGGGTGCCATTCAGGGCTGGGGACTATACCTGCCTGGTGGCCTATGGTCCTGGGGATGATCCCGAGGAACAGGAGAAGGCGGCGCAGGGGAGGGCGTACAACGCTGCGTCCGCGGAAGTGCATTGGGCTTGTGCGACCGGGGAGAAGGGCGAGGAGGCCCAAGGTGGCTGACTGTCCCTTTCGACAAGGCACACCTAGCCGTTTTCTGGAGAGTGGCCCGGTTGATGCACAGTGGTGGTGTGAGGCGCTGGGCGCAGAGGCGCCGGCGATTCTCGGCATAGACTGTGACCCTTGCCCAGCAGAGGGACATGAAGTCTGCTGGCGCTATCAGCGCGGCAGGGCCAAGCAGCTAAAGGACTTCCTGGAAACGACGAGGGTCCTAGTAGAGCAGCAGGCCTCATTTATCCGTGATCTCTTTTATGGGTGGGGGTCGCGCAACGAGGCATCTTGGCGGAATTGCCTTCGTGCGCACGAAGAATGGCAGACGGCGCAGGAATGCCCGGCGCCGAAGAAACTGCCCCCGGTCGCTTGACAGACGAGCAGCGACAGGGTATAACAGATTAGCGTAATCAAGGCCCCTGGCCCGTTGTGGTGGGGGAAGCCAGTCGGCAGCACGTGAGCCGGCTTCTGCGCTGAGGAACGGGAGTCATGACCCGAACCTGAGCCCAGGGGCCGGCTTTGTCTTTTGGGGGATGGGAGCGGGACGATAACTGCCATGGCCGTCTCTGACCGCATACCGTGGGAGCGCGTTGATGGTGAGTCGGACTCCGCCGTCCGCGCTTTTGACTGTTACCGCCTGCTGGGCCCCAACCGCACACTCCCCGATGCTTGGCTCGTCTACGTCGGCAAGCTCCGCAAGCACCCCAAAAGCCCCAAGCGGGCACCACAAGCCCCCGGCTATTTCAAGGCGTGGTGTAACAAGTTCGGCTGGGTGGCCCGTGCGCAGGCATGGGACGAGGAGATGCGCCTGGCGTTCCGCGACCAGGAGCTCGACCGCGAACTGGAGGAGCGGGCGCGTGAGCAGGAAGAGGACATGGCGGCCCGGCGCCGCCGCCGCGCTACCCGGCACGAAGCGGAGGCCGTGGCAGGTCGCGTCTTCCACTCGCTGCTTGCAGAGATCGTAGACCATGCGGCGCTCGACAAGCTGAAGTTCGCCGACAAGCTCTTCCACGCACCTCGCATGTCCATAGTCATGACTTCGGCCCTGCGGCAGGCGCGGCTGGAGGAGGGCAAGTCTACAGAGAACGTGCAGCTCGGCATGGAGGAGCGGCTGGCTGCGCTGATAGGGCAGGTAATTCGTAGTTATGTGCCCCGTGAGCACTGGGACGAGGCGGCTGAGAAGATCGTAGAACTGGTGGCGGGGGAGAATGGCAAACTCACCGGCATTGGCTGAGCGCGTGGAGCGCATGAAGGCGCGCGTCAAGGCCGACCTGCACTCGGCGGGGGGCGGGTACGACACTATCGACTTCCAGCCGCACGCAGGCCAGCGACTCCTGCTCGATTCCACGGCGCGGTTCCGCGTCCTGGTCGCACATCGGCGTTGGGGGAAGAACTGGGCCTGCATTTGGGATGCGTGGGAGCAACTGCGGATACTGCGGCAGGAAGAGCGCCCGTTGCTCAGCCCCAAGGTCGTCGTCTGGTTCGTCTTCCCCACCTACCCACTCGCCGAGGAACTCTGGAACGACTGGAAGCGGTTCGTGCCGGCCGCTGAGGTAACCCGGAAGCTTGAGCAGAAGCCCTATCACATGGAACTCAAGGGCGATGTCCATATCTCCCTACGCACGGCCGAAGACCCGGACAGTTTGGTCTCTGCAGGAGTTGACCTGCTGTACATGGTCGAGGCGGCCCGCATGAAGAAGGCTGCTTGGCTGACTGTCCAGCCGACGCTGATATCGCAGGGCCGCCTCGGGCGCGTGGTGTTCAACTCCACGCCGAAGGGTATGGGTTGGCTGCATGAGATTGACCGCATCGCACATGACCCGCTTTACCCCGACTGGGAGGGCTGGCGCATCCCGGCGTTCGCGGCCGATGGCGTGACGCGGAACCCCTACAGCGTCATCCCGTCCACGGAGCGGCTGCTGGAGGAGCGACAGCAGTACCCGGAGCGATGGTGGCGACAGGAGTTCATGGCAGAGTTCCTATCGGGCGAAGGGGCCGTCTTCCGCAACATCCGCCAACGCATGGCCGCCGCGCCGATCCCGCCGAAGCATCCCCTGGTCTGTGGTGTTGACCTGGCGAAGCATTCCGACTTCACAGTCTTCGCCGTCTTCGACGCTGACGGGCGCATGGTCGAAATCGAGCGCCTGCGAGAAGCCAGTTACCCGATACAGGTGGAGCGCCTGCTTTCCCTCCTGAACCGCCTGCAGGTCGCCAAGTGCGTGATCGAGTCCAACGGCCCAGGCGAACCGTTCTACGACATGGTGGTGACCGAACTGCATACGCGCCGCCAGGAGTTCCAGCGACAGCCGCAGGTCATTCCCTTCGCCACCACAGCGCAGAGCAAGCGGCAGATGGTGGATGCACTCGTGATCGCTTTCGAACAGGGCAAGATCACGATTCTGCCCGACGAGGAACTGGCGAACGAGTTCGAGGCCTTTGAGATGACGGCGGGCGCTGCGGGCAACGTGCGGTTCGCGGCACCCGAGGGTGGCTGGGACGACCGGGTAATGGCCTGCGCGCTTGCCTGGACGGAGATAACGAAGGCGGCCCCGAGGATCTTCCCCAAGGGCACGTTCCCCCGTGGACTGCAGGATGCACTGCCGAGGCGAGCGCCAAGGCTAGGCAGCGAGATCATCGGGCAGCGGGATCCGTTCATGTAGTAGGGCGGCAACTGGGAGACACAAATGCCTGCCAGGAAACCGGAAACGACAATGGTCTATGGCGTGCCGACGCTCTCGGACGCGAAGCGCGCCTATGGCACCCCCGGTATCCGCCGACTGGGCGGTGTGATCTATGAGGAGTTCCTGCGCGACCTTCAGGGCACCAAGGGCCGGGCTATCTACAAGGAGATGGCGGCAAACTGCAGCGCGGTGCGTCGGGGCCTGCGGGCTATCCTGCTGCAGATACTCTCTGCCGACTGGTCGGCCCAGGACGCAGTCGGGCCCGATGCAGAGGAGGCCACGGCATTCCTCGAATCGTGCATGGACGACATGAGCTTTACCTGGAGCCGCACGCTCGGGGAGGCGGCCCGCGGCGCACTGACCTACGGTTGGGCCTACTTCCCGATTCAGTACAAAGAGTGCCTGGGCCCGGGCCAGAAAGACGGCTCAAAGCGCAGCAAGTACAACGACGGCCTGGTGCGCTGGCGCAAGTGGCAGCCCATCGGACAGGACACGCTTGACCGTTGGGAGTTCGACGAAGACGGGGGCGTGCAGGGCCTCTGGCAACGCGACCAGTGGGCGGGCACCGCTGGCGAATACATCCCGATCTCGCGCAGTCTCCTGTTCACCAACGAGGGAGCGCTGGGGAATCCCGAGGGCGAGTCGCTGCTCCGTTCCGCCTACGAGCCGTATTATCGGTGGAAGCGGATGCGCTTCTACGAGAGCGTCGGCGCCGAGCGCGACCTGGCCGGCATACCGATGATTCAGATCACCAGTGAGACCCTGCCGATATGGGATTCGACGAATCCCGACATGGCGGCGCTGCTGTCCTACCTGAAGGACATGGTAACGACGGTGCGTGTGGACGAGCAGAGCGGGCTCATTATCCCCTATGGCGCGCAGTTGTCGCTGCTGTCCTCGGGCGGCGCCAAGCAGTTCGACGTGGACAAGTCGATCAGGCGGCTCACCTGGGAGATACTGGGCACCATGCTCGCGCAGTTCCTGGAGCTGGGACAGACAGAGACAGGCAGCTACAGCAAGAGCAAGTCAGATCAGGACTTCTTCCTGTCGAGCATCGAGACCATCCTAGTCGGCATGATAGCGGACACGATCAACCGCTATGAGGTGCCGCGGCTGTTCGGACTAAACGGCGACCGCTTCAGGCTGGAGGCGTTGCCGCGACTGGTGCCCGGGGACATCCGCACTCCCGACCTGACCGAGATCGCCGAGCCGCTGGGGAAGTTGGTGACGGCGGGCTTGATTACTCCCGATCCGCTGCTGGAGGCCTGGTTGCGTCAGCAGGGGCGGCTGCCTGAGCAGGAGGAGGAAGCCGACGCCGGGGCTGAGGGCGGCACACTGGCGAAGGCCGCTGGTGGCATGTCGCGCCTGAACTTCATGCCGCGGCTACGAAGTTGGTGGCGGGCGCGGCGTAGGCAGCGGGCTACTGAGAAGGCCAAGCGGGAGGGAGAGGAAGTGCTGAGCTACACGCTGGACGACATCCTGGGGAAGGAGGGCGACTAAGCATGGGCAAGCGGCGGAAGCGGACACTACGGAGCATCTTCGCCGACATCTGGTGGCAATGGCGGGCTTGGTGTATCCGGTCGGCCTACCGCAAGCTGGCAAGGCAGCCCGTACAGCCTGCACCAGAACCGGAGGCATCCATCGAGATTTATGAGGGCACAGACCTGTGGCATCGGCCTTATGACCTGCACATAGACGTGGGCACTTTTCGGAACCTGCTGCCCCTGCTGAGAGAGCAACGGAAAGAGCCCAACCTGGAGGTGGCAGACCTGGTGCAGGAGGCAATCACCGGGGCGATTGCGGGGGAGGCGAAGCGGCGCGGCCTGGTCTTCGCGGGGCGTTTTGAGGAGGGCGATGACGTCGTCGTGCAGTGGCGGGCGCCGGCTGAAGCGGCACGACTGCTGGCGGAGGAAGGCTGAGGGAGGTGACAGATGTCTGAGCAACTGAGTGAACCCGTTCCCGGTCGCGAATGGCAGGCTGAGTTTCCGTTCGGGCGCGGTAGTTGGCTACCTGTCGTCGGGATGACGTGCGACGAGGTGCTGCTGGCAGGCGATCATGTATTCCGATGGCATGGCACGGCTGACCTGAAGCCGTCCCCGAACGTGCGCCTGCGATACCGCGTGCCTGTGCGCGGACAGCCGATGGTATGGCGTGCGGAGGGGCCGGAACTGCTGCCGCTGCTTGCGCAGGACATGGGCCTGCCGGAACTGATGGAGACGATCAGGGCGGCGATGACGTAGGGCAGGAGGGTGTAATGCCAGTGAAGCTAGGCGAAGAGGGAACCCTGGGCTGCACGGGCGACAAGCCGTGGCCACTCGTGAACGTGAATACGGGCAAGAAGGAGGCCTGCGCCGGCCCTGATCGGGCTACCGCGATACGTGCGGTGCAGGCACGGAACATGGCCCACGCTGGCCTGCTGAAGCGGACGTGGCAGCGGGTCTATCGGGCGGTCGTGGGAGAAGCTAGTTCCGCTGGAAAGTCTGATACTGGTACTGCTGCCAGCGTCACCGCTGGGGCTATCGATGCCTATGGGCTCCAGGCCAGCCTCGCTAGGCGCATTTCGGATATGCGCTCTCAGAAAGTAGACCGTGGCGTGCTGACATTAGACCTGCCCTGGGTTCGCCTGCACGGGGCCCGGATTTGGACAGAGCCACAGGAGCCACCTTGGGTTGAGCTTTCCCGCTCCGTGCGCATCGTCAAGCAGGACGAGGAGAAGCATGTCGCCCTGAGCGTGACGATGGAGCCGGCCGACCCCGCGGAGATCGCGAACTGGGTGCGGGACGGGAAGAAGGACCCGGCGCCGCGGGGCGTGGATAGTCAGGGGGACTGGACATTCGCCGAGGACATCGAGAGGGCGGCCTACGGTTTCATGGGCCGCTACCGCCAGGGCACGGGCATCAAGCTGGGGCATGAGGGCGACTTCATTCCGGCGGAGATCGTGGAGTCATACCTGGCGCCGGTGGACTTCGACCTGGAGAACCAGCGGGTGGTCAAGGGCTCATGGCTGCAGGCGCTGCGGTTTCCCGACCGTGACCTGTGGGAGCTCGTGAAGCAGAACATGGGCGGCTGGAGCATCGGCGGGCGAGCAGAGAGGAGTGAGGAATGAGACTCAACGCCACGCACCAGATAGCCGAGCAGAAGATTCGCGCCTACCGGCGCACTGACCCGGCGGCCGCCGCCGCCTACAGCCTCCGGTTCTTCGCGGTCTGCCCCATGTGCGGAGAAACCATGCGTATGCCCCGGGAGAATGTCGTCACGTCCATGCGCACCCTGCTCTGCCACGCTTGCCAGTGGTCGGCGCAGATCACGGAGGCGCAATGGCGCAGCGCGCCGGAGTACGGGCTGAAGCCGGTCTGCGAGTTGGCCTTGGCGGAGAAGGAGGCCAGACAGGCGGCCGAGAGGGCGGCTTTCGCACGACGTTCGCCTGAGAGAGGCGGTTCGTCGAGGTGGGGACCTGCGCCCAGGGAGGCGACGGAAGCGCCTGCCGAGGGCCCGCGTGGGGCGCATGAATACCCCGCAGGAGAGATGAGGCAGGGCCGAGCTGGGAGGAAAGGGGCGCGGGGTGGTAGCGGAGAGCCGCCGACAGACTAGGATCGGGCTGAACCTGCTGACGTGCAATCTGGCGGAGCAGCCGCTTCACCTGGTGGCGAGCAGGTACGCCGTCCAGAGCCTGCTGGAGAGCGACATCTGGGAATACGACTGGCGCCTCCAGATCGTGGACAACGGGAGCACCTGCCCGCAGACGGAACGCTGGCTCGACGAGCTCCAGCAGACGGAGCTACGCATCGCCGTGGAGAAGGTCGGCCAGAACCTGGGCATCGCCAAGGGCCGCAACATCGGTTACCAGCTTCTCGCCCTGCATGAACCCGAGTTCGTCGTGGAACTGCATACCGACCATTTCTTCCCGCCGGCGCAGGACGGACACGGGCGGGATATAAGCTGGCTCGGGCCCATCGTCGAGCACATGCGACATCCGGCGAGCGCGCAGGTCGGGATTGTGGGGCCGGCGCTTCTGAGCGACGTAGTCAACTGGCGGGTGGGGAGTGCTGGCGTTTCGTACCATTGGCCTTATGAGCAGTTCCGCGATGCTGTGGCGAAGCGGTGTCTGGCCTTCCGCCACTCGCGCAAGGTCGTGCCGGGGCTGACGCATCCCGCGGTCAAGCGGTGGTCCATGCTGGAGCAGATCGGCATACGCCAGGATGGGCTGCTGCATTGCTACGACCCGAACATGCCAGGCCGACAGAACTTCGAGGACACGGAGGAGGCCTTCCGGGCATGGAAGGCGGGGTGGCAGGTGCTGATCCACTTCGGGTCAGTGGTGTACCACCACTATCATTTCCAGCGACTGGAGTTGACGAGCCATCCCACCGACTACGACGCGAACAACTACTATTGCCAGGTGAAGCACGGGCCGGACTTCATCACATTCGCAACCACGACGCTGGGCGGCTGGCTGGACAGGGCTTACAGGAGGTGAGCCGTGCGGACAGGTGAGTTTGCACACAGACTGACGAAGGCCGAAGTATCAAACCGGGACTGGGGTACGGTGGACAAGAGCCGCCTGCCCGCGGCCTGCTTCCTCTGGGTCGAGGACGCGGACAAGAAAACGACCTGGCATCTGCCCGTGTACGAAGGCGCGGGGGCAATCGGGGCGGACGGGATGTACGAACGCCGCGGGGCGCTGAATGCCAACGCGGTGCGGGCGGCGCGGGCTGCGGTCGGGGGAGCGCGGACGGGTCAGGCGATGCAGGTGCCTGCGTCGGTGCGTTCCACGCTGGAGCGGCTGATGCGCATGGTGGAGTCACAGGGCGAGGGCGAATGAGGGCTGACCATCATCCGCTGAAGCAGGCAGGAGGGGCCCTGGGCTTGGCCTGCGGTCTCGCGGGAGGCTTGCTGTGCGGCAGGGCGTTGTGGGTAATCCCGGCGGCGTTGGTCGTATGCTGCGTTGTTCTACTGTACGTCTCAGCGGAGGCTGACGACCGGGAGGACGACGAGCGATGGAGGAATGATTGAAGGAGGCGGCGGTGGACGAGACTGAGTGGCACGAATGCACGTTGCTTGACTGCCTGGGCCGTTGGCAACTCGTAGACGTTCAACAAGGCGTCGGCAATCCGCCAACGGGGCCATCCGAAGCGAGTACGGACTCGACATGGATACTGTGGACTGTAATCGCAGATCCTCTCTATGGTTGGCGGCGGTATTTTCTCGCAATGGAAGACCCAGAGGACGGTTACAGGAGTTGCCTAGGGACGCTATATACGAAGCACGAACAAGGCAAGCCCGGAGTCGGAGGGCTAGGCATATGGGGGCAGATGACGATTGCCCCATCTGGTGAGACGATCAGCTTTGCGGCAGGTCAGAGCCGCGCGGATTCGCCGCCACTATTGGTCGTGGGCACAGATACAGATGACCCTTGGTATCCCTGTTTCGTAGCGTCGTGGAATCCACCAAAGAAACAGACCCAGGAGCCGCCATGCGAATCCACGCCATAGGCTTCGACTTCCTCAAACCCTACTGCGAGGAGTACGCCGAGTTCGTGGAGGACCCGGCCCAGGCCGACTTCGTGCTCTCCATGAACAACGCGGGCGGCCCCGGCTTCGCCGTCATCGGTATGGCGCGGGCCACCGCCGACAAGTACGGCAAGCCCTTCTGCTGGTGGACTATCGAAGACCCGAACTCGCACCTGGCATATCTGCCGCAGGCGAAGAAGGCCGACTACGTGTTCACGTCAGACAAGGCGCTTATCCCACAGTATCGGCAGGCGGTGGGCCATGACCGCGTGTTCTGGCTACCACTTGCGGCGAGCGAGAGCATACACCGGCCGCTGCCCCTGGCAGACGACGCGGCGGACTTCGTGTTCTCTGGCAACTGGTATCCCTATGGCGCGCGGAAGTGGGGCGACCAGACTGTCATCCTCCCGCTTGCCCGGGCTGGCTACAGCATGGCGATCTTCTCCTATGAGGAGCCGCCATACCCTGAGCTGAAAGCCTTCTGGCGGGGCGGGACCTCCTGCTACACGACGGCAGAGCAGTACACACACGGCAAGGTGGTGCTGGGCGCCAACTGCCAGCGCAGCGGCATGGACGGGATAGCAAAGACGTACATGACGAGCATGCGGACGTTCGAGGCGCTGGCGTGTGGGAAGGCGTTCCTGGCGCCGCACTCTGACGCGTACGAGGCGCTGGGGTTTCACCAAGGCTACCATATGGGGGTTATCATAGACCCAGGCGCTGCTTTATGCTGGGGTGAGCACTCAATTCGCAATGATAAGTGCCTGTCAGACGCCGCAGTTGAGATGGCAGAGGCGGGCCGCGCCTTCGTCGTCGCCAACCACACCTACGGCCACCGACTGCGGCGCATCGCGGCAGCCATCGTGGCGAAGGCTGAGCCGGAGGACTTGTGATAACCTACTACGCCTGGGCGACGACGGCGGCGGGTATCTACCAGCAAGGCCCTATGAAAGGGCAGGGCTATCCTCGCCGGACGCTGTTGACGGCGGGCGGGCGCGTGCTGATCTGTCGGTTGTTGGCAGTGGCAGATGCGCTGAAACCCGAGGGAACAGAAGTCGTGGCTCTGGCGCGCCTGCCGTTGCACTGGACTGACGCGCTGGAATGGCACGAGAACGTGAAGAAGATACTCATCGGCAGCGGTACGCTGGTGATTCAGTAGGTGGGGTACTGTGCGACATTGTGGCGATACTAAAGCATGTAGGCCATACGGGAAGTCTGGCCGAAAGGGTAGGGACAAAGACATCCCGACGAAGAGCCCCCTGCCAAAGGCCAAGGCAGGGCTGTTATACACACCCGATCAGTGCGGCCTATACCGAATAACCGGGCCTGTTCGGTTTGTTGTTGCAAACGGAGCACCTAAGCCAGTGCGAAGAAGAAGATCGAGATGACACTAGGCGGAGGACTGACATGGAGATAGTCGTTGATCTGGTTGACCACGTAGCAACCATAGACGGCATGGAGACGCAGTGTCCTTGTAAACGCTGCAGTAGTAACCGGCGACGTAAAGTCCAAAGGAGACTCGCGAGTGTGAACCGGACGCTGGCGTGGATGAGGACTTGGCGACTAGAGGTATACCGGCCGGAGCAAACGGAGGCTGGAGATGGCTAAAGCATTCATGTGCGACATCTGTGCCAAGGGCTTTCCTCATTCCCCGCTTACCTATCGCCGCAGGGTCACCATAGTTCGTTCCCTCACGGCGGAGGTCACCCTTGAACTCTGTCGCGATTGCGCTAATGAGTTGGTGACAGAAACCGGCGATGCCATGACGGGATTGGAGGACTGGAGGCGACCATGTTCCCTAACGAGCAGGCCGACACCGCACGAGTCGTGAGGCGATTGGCCGAAGCCATCCTGCACAAGGAGCCATGCAGCCTGATCTCCATGGCAGACGGGGAGTCCGCGCTTCTCTGGGCGGCGAAGGGCTTCGGGCAGTTCCATTACCTGAGCGCGTGGGGGTTCTCCGCGGCAGACCGCCTGGGCGTGGCAGAGCAGTTGGCGGCGGCCATCCCGAAGTGCGACATCGTGTGTCTTCCACGTTCCGGCCCGCTGGCGAAGCGCCCGGACATGGGGCCGAAGCTGATGGAGGCGCTGAACCTATGGGGCATCCAGCCCAAGCCCGAGGCGCTGATCGGGGACTCCCTGATCTGCTTCTATCTGATGTTCGACGGCTGGCTCTGGTCGCTTATGGAGAACAGGAAGGTGCTGGTCGTCACCGGCGAGCAGGAGGCGGTGGTGGCTGCCCTGAATGGACGGCAGCCGCCTACTGGGCTCGCGGGCTTCGCCGGGCCGGGGTTCTGGCGACATGCGGACGCGACTGGGATATTCCTGACTGATGGGGTCGCCGGATCCGCCAAGGCGCTTGAGGAGGCGGCGAACTTGCCATGGAAGCCCGACCTATGCCTGCTCGGGGCCGGATCACGGGCGGCGCACCTTGCCGTGGAGTTGTCACAGATGCATCAGATGCCGGTCATTGAGCTGGGGTGCGTGTTCTCATGGTTCCACACCGCCAGCGAGCCAGCGGAGATGTTCAGATGGTACCAGGAGGGGGGCTAACGTGAGTGATCCTGGAGGTTTGATTCTGCCATTCCTGCGAGGAGAGGACAGATGCGAATCGTGGTAAGGCCGAGGCTCTTTGGTCTCTTGGGTTATACCGCAACCTGCTATAGCAACCAGGGCATTAGCCAGGCGAAGATCAGTGCAGCAGAAGCAGACCGCCTCTACTGGGACCCGCGCTTTCGTGGCGGTGCGTGGACGATCCCCTTGGGTGTTCCCAGGGATTTCGATCCATTTGAGGGAGCAGAGGAATGAGAGTCGTCTACACATACGGCCTCCTTGCCGGGGGTGGCTGTGAGCGGCGCACCGGGCAGTTGATGCGCTGGCTGCTCGACCGGGGCGATGACGCGTGGCTGCTCGGAACCGGATGGGCCGAAGCCGGCCAGGCGATGATGCTGGAGCAGTGCCAAGTCCCTGCGGATCGCATCATCATCATGCCAGGCGACCAGTTGTCAACCGGCTCATATGAGGAGTTCCTGAGCGAGAACATAGAGCGCCTGGAGGCAGACCTGATCGACGTACAATGGACTTCCTGCCTGCCTTCTCGTTGGACGCGGCCATCCGTGTTCACGATGCATGGTATCACGCAGCCGGTTCCAGCCCATGCCCCATTCAGCAAGATCATCTGTATCGAGAACCTGCCGAGTGGCCATCCGGCCTACCATGGCGAGTCAAAGACGAAGATACAAGTTATCTGGAACTGGGTTGATCTGCAGCAGTTCCCATTTCAGCGCGACCTCGGCGAGGGGGCCTGCTACGTCGGACGCCGGTTCAAGGCGGCGAACGCGGTGAAGGTCTGCGCGCTCGACCCTGGCGTCACGATAGACGGCTACGGCACGGACTTCGACCTATCGGTGCCGCAGTTCCCGCCGAACCTCCGGTGGCTCGGTTACGGCAAGCCCGAGGAGTTTATCTATGACTATCGTGTCGTCTTCGGCTGCGCTCTTGCCGCGGTGGAGGGCCTGGCGGCTGGCCGTCTAGTGATCGCCGGAGGCTGGCAGGGGTATGCGGGCCGGCAGACATACGGACACCTCGTGCGGCCTCACCTGCTTGAGCGCATGAGCGGAGACCAGTTCACCGGGCAGTCGCAGAGTGACGCCGTGGAACCGACGGCCGAGGAGGTGTACCGCGAGTTCCAGTTGGCCATGGAGGACGACATGACGGAGCAGCGGCTGCAGAACCGGGCATGGGTAGAGCAGCACCACCATCCCGACAAGCAGATGGAGAAGGTGCGGCGGGTCTACGAGGAGGCAATAGGTTGTGAGTGACCCATACCAGGCCCGGTACCTGGAACATCTGCAGCGGAAGGCGGCCATGATCGCGAGTGACTCGGTCCCAACAGAGACATCGCTCACGGACCAGAGGAGAAGCATTCGCGTCTTTCAGGATAGGCCGGTCCCCGAGCTGCTATTGCATGAGATATTCGAGGCGGTGCGGGCCGCGCCGCAGTCCTGCAACCGGCAGGCGCTGACGCTCTCGGTCGTGCCAGGCTCCGAGGTCGGCGGCTGGCTGCTCGGCGGCAGGGGATGGGCAGAGAAGGCCCCTGTCATTGTGCTGGTGTTCGCGGACCTGGCGGCCTACAAGTCGCCGTATGCGGCCACACACATGCCTTGGGTGGACGCTGGGGTCGCGCTCGGGACGATAGTCTACGCCGCCTTCGCCTGCGGGCTGGGGAGCTGCATTATCAGCTTCCGCGTAGACCCGGAAGCCGAAGTAGGGTTCCGCGCCTTGTTCAACCCACACGGGCGGCTGTTCTGCGGGGCGGTGGCCCTGGGCTACAGCGGGATCACGCCGGACATGCCCGAGAAGAAACCCCTGTCGGAATTAGTGGAGCGTTGGGATGGTAGTTGACCTGTCCGTGCGGCATTTCATCACGGTCGAGGACCTGCTTGAGGACATCATCCATGCCCTCCGGGAGGGGCGGCCCTTCAGCTTGACGCGTTGGGCGGATTCGTCGAACTGGATTATATCCCACGGCCGAGACCCTACCCCGGAGCTCATCTACCGGGAGGGGCGCATGACGCAGGCTTGCTTTGAGGAGTACCGCCTGGCATTCCTGCGGGGCGTGAGCGAGTGCGACGTACTCGGGGTATTCGCCAACGACCTGTGGACAAAGCAGATGATGGCGCAGGCTGAGCTGGACATATCCGGGAAGCGACTCGTCTTCGCCTGGTGCAACAAGCACATTCAGTCGCGGCGCGAGTGGGCTGACGAAGTGCTTGGGGGGGAATGGCGGACAGTGCTGGTCGGCAACCGGATTCCTGTCTATCGGCCTTGGCTGGAGGAGCGGTTCCCCAGGCTGCAAGTTGTCCATGCCAGCACGGCACAGGACTGGCCGGAGGTCGCCGTCTGCATGAAGGCGATTTGGGACTTGAGGCCCCAACTCGTGATTGCCTGCGCCGGATGGTACACGTCCTGCCTCGTCGGGGCAGCGAGGCGGGCTGGCGCGGTCGGACTATCCATGGGACACATGCCCGACTACCACATGGGCGGGCACTTCCCGCCCAACACCGAGTTCCCCCGGGGCATTGAGGGCAATGAGGCGCACTGTAAGAAGTACATTCATAACACCGACTGGATACCGCAGAGCCGGGAGATCGACGTATGAGGAGGCGACGATGGGACTGAAACTCAACCTGGGGTGCGGGACGGATCTGCGCCAGGGGTGGACCAACGCTGATCGCATCGCTCTGGCTGGCGTGGATATTGTCTGCGACCTGGACGAACAGTGGCCGTGGGAGGACGACTCGGTAGAGCAGGTGTGGGCATCGGACGTATTCGAGCACCTGCGGGACAAAATGCACACGCTGGAGGAACTATGGCGCGTCTGCCGGCATGGGGCGATCTGTGAGATTGAGACTCCAAACGGACAGTGGAACCTGTGCCAGTGGGCGGACCCCACGCACCGCACTTCCTGGGAGCCGGAGAACCTGGAGTTCCTGCGGCCGGGCCACTTCTGGTACTTCATCACGCCAGCGAAGTTCGTGACGCTGGAGATGAGGGCCGAGGCAGGGCGCATCTACTGGAAGCTGGCGGCCTACAAGGAGTGGGACGAGGAACTTGAGAAGCTGCACAACCACGAGGCGTATCGGGCATGGCAGGAGACGCGAAGCCGCACGGCAATGGCGGCGTCTGAGGAAAAGCTGAGAAGGGAACCGGAGCGATGATTCAATACCAGGACCTCGCCGACCGAATGAATGCGGCGGCCGCGCAGATGACGGAGCCGCAGAAGGAGGCCTTCCGCCGCAGCGTGACCGCGCGCAACCTGGCGCCGCCGGAGAACGCGGAGCTCTGGCTGGCGATCCATGACGGCATCGGCGGCGATGCCTATGACGGCGCGCTCTCCGTACCAGAAATGCGGGCGGCGATGGAGGACCTGCCACTGGACTCCTGGGCGACGCTCAACAACGTGATCTTCGTGTTGCACCGGGGCAACGTGTTCGACGAGCAATGGGAGGCTATCCCTGGAGGCGGCATCGAGTACAAGTTCGCGCCGCGCTACCAGATCTTCCTGGAGCAGTTCGAACAGGAGGCTGCGCGGATCCGGGAGGCGACTGGTGAGAACCGAGTGTCGGTTCTGGACGTAGGCTGTTGGCAGGGCACATTGATTTGCACGCTACTCCAGCGCGGTTACCGCGTCGCAGGAACAGATATTTGCGCGGAGACAGGGCCGGTTGTAGAGGAGCGCGTCGCGATGTTGCGGCCGGAGCATGCGGCTCGTTTCATTAGGTTTGATCGCGAAGGGGATCGCCCGGTTATCTCAGGCTGGGCTCACCGGATACTCCGGTCGCTACCGCCATTCGATATAGTGACTTGTCAGGAGACGCTGGAGCACGTCCCGACGGCCGTCCTACAGCAGACCTGCGACGCCATCCTGCATAGAGCAATACATGCCGTCCTGATTACCGTGCCCGGTTGGGATGACGGGTGGCCCCTGCATCTCCGGGTGTTCACCATCGCCGACTTCGAGCGGCTGTTCCACGCCGACAAGAACGAGATGATAGTGCTGCAGGAGCCGGGCGGCGGGGTCTATACGACGGTGCTTGTAAGGCCACAACATGGAGGAACAAATGACTGACTCTGAAGTAGCTGCTGATATGGATAGACGTTTCGTACTCTTGTTCTCAAACTACGGCTACGCGCCTTTCGTCGCCATGGGTGAACTCCTCGGGTATGGGCCTCCTGGGCAAGTGCGAGTACGGCTTCTCATGAGTTGGAACCTCAAGGGCCTCATCGGTGTTCCTGCTCTCAGGGAGGATGGCAGTCACCGGAGCATGTACTTTGAGTCGTACAATCGCGAGACTTGGGAAGACGCGGAGAAGCCAACCGTCCTCGTCTGCATGGAACCGGGCCTTGGGGGTCCACGCCAGGTATTAGTCAAGGATGAAGCACTGGCCAAGGATATCATCTACGAAGCCATGACTGGGATTCAGCTTTCGCTTGATGGAAGCATGACCCGTGCGGGGTTGTCCGATGAACAGAAAGCGGCCGTACTGAGAGTGACGACGTGAAGATCATCCTCCTGGGCGGCGTGCTCTCGTTCAGCGGCGTCGAGCAGCACATGCTGACCTTGGCCCTGGCCCTTCGCCGGCTGGGGCATGACGCGCAGATCATGGGCCTATGCAACGCGGGCGGGTTCGACCAGATCAGGGGCTGGACTGACCCGGAGGGCCAGGTGCCTGTCTACTGGGCAGAAGGGTGGCCGCTGAATGCCGCGGGGGCGCGGCAGATGCTGCTTGACCTGGCGCCGGACATCGTGAACGTGCAACTGCCCGTCTCGCCGGCGGCGATCCCGGAGCCGGCTGACTTCGCAGTCGTGGGCACGGCGCACGGCATGTCTAGCCTGCAGGGACGTATCCCGGACTGTCGCTCTATCATTGCCCTGGACAAGCGCATCCTGCCGGAGCTACGGTCCTTCGCGGGGCAGAGCGGTATCCCCGTGCAGGCCGTCTGCAAATGTGTGGATCTGAAGCGGTTCAAGTTCCGGGACGACGCGGCGAAGCGCAATGGCGCCGCCTATTTCGGGCGCGTGGACCAGACCAAGGTCGGCGTGTTGCCCGGCTGGGTTGGCTGCGGGACGATGGACGTATACTGCGACGCGCCTGGGGCCGACGTGTTCCGCGTGAACTTTCCGCTACCGCAGTTCGCTATCAAGGGGCCGGCGCGGGCTGAGGATGTGCTCTATCAGTACCGGATTGTGGCAGCCTCGGGAACCGGCGCGATAGAGGCGATGGCCTGCGGGGCCCTGGTGCTGGTGGGGCCGCTGGACGCGGGGAGGCTGGCAGGCTGGCGGGACAGGGGCTATGCACCGGGTTATTTCTATGACGAGGGCGGGGCGCGTGAGGTGCCACGGGACGCGGACAGGCTGAGGGACGACAGGCTAGCGACCGAGACGGCGCGTCTATGCCGGAAGTGGGTAGAACGTTGGCACGACGCGGACACGGTGGCAAAGGAGTTCGTGCAGGTTTATGAGGAGGCGGCGAACTAGCGATGAAGATCGTAGCCGGCGGCATCCTGCGTGATCGCTGGACGGTCGGGGCCTACCTGCAAGCTATGGCCGTGCTGGACACGACGGGGCATGAGGTGACCTGGGCGTGGGTGCTGGACGACACGCCTGCGGAGGTCGTCCGCGCCTACGTCAGCGATGCCGTCACAGTCGAGGTGAGCAACCTGCCGGGGCCTATTTACCATCGCCAGGGCGGTATGCCGCAGGAGCGCAATCGCCTGCATGCCCGCCTGGCATGTCTGCGGAATCTCCTGCGGGACGTCGCCCTACAGGCCGGGGCCGATGCGCTGTTCTCCGTGGACTCGGACATTTTGCCGCCGTCAGAGACATTGCTGCGCCTGATTGACTGTGCCCACCCGTGGGTGGCGGCCCTGGTGCGGAACAGTGCTATCAGCGAGGCCTGGAACGTCTACCACCTGCTGCATCCCGAGCAGGGCGGCCTCATAAATCACTTCCTGCCGACGGGGACGAACCCGAAGGGCGAGACATGGCCGGGGCCGGAAGGCTGCGGTCACGACCCGCGGAACGCTGCGAAGACGCCAGACCTGTGCGCTGGCGCGGTCTGCCTCTACCATAGGGAGGTGCTGGAGAAGGCGCGGTGGAAGGCGACCGCCCATGGTGCCGGGGAGGACACGGGCTTTGGCCTGGAGGCCTTCGCCGCAGGATACCGGGCCTGGTACCTGCCCATCGTGTGCAGGCATCTGACGATTGACGGGGTAGGGGATGCGTGACAGCCTGCGAGCAAAAGACGTTCTCACCTTCCAGGAAGCCCCGCGGAAGGCAGGCGATCCGCCGCCAATCCCTCTGCGCTGCAAGTGTGGCCGGGTCGTTGGTGAGTTGAGCGGAGTCATAGGCAGCGGCTACTATGAGATCAAGCACAAGTGCAAAGGTTGCGGCGGTTGGGCCGTCTTCACCGTGCGGGATGGGGCGATCTTCTGGACGCGGACCGAACCGGCGCAGCGGCGACAGTGGCCTGGTTAGAATGTTAGGGTAGCCGTGATTCCGGTTGACATTCCTGCCAGACGTGGTATAAATATGTTTGGATTGCGGCGGGCATATAGGATAGGTAGAGCTTGGGGATGCCCGCCCCAGGCGGCTGAGCGATACGCCGGCCTGCGAAAGCTCGAATAGGGCTCGACCTTCGGCCTGTCCCCGCAATCCAGAGACAACTGCCGTTCATGCCTTGCGAGGCGGCATGGGTAGTAAGCGGTTCTACGGGAGCCGTGCGTACGGGGCCGCTCACGCTCTGCGAGGCGGCCCCAAACTAAAAACTGAATGACGTCGCTCTCCAATAGGCCTTATGGCCGGGGAGTGCGGGCCATCTAGGGCCTCCAGTAGGGACCACAAGCGGTCCAGCAACGAAAGTTGCCGGGCCGCTTTTCTGTTTGGCCCGGCGCAAGGAGGCGATTGCTCATGGGACGACTGCGGGCGCTCGAACTCAGCGAGATCAGCGTCGTCGAGCACCCCGCAAACCGCAAACGCTTTTTGCTTCTGAAGCAGCACGATCCCACGAAAGGGGACACGGAAATGCCTGACATGCAGTTGTCGGAAGCGGAGGCCAAGGCGCTTGAGATCGCCCTCTGTACGCCGCTGGACAAGGAGGACGAACTGCTCAAGGCCGCGGGTGACCTCCCGGCGGATAAGCTCGCCATCGCCAAGGGCCTGCTGCGCCTCTCGGCACATACGGGCCTGAAGGGTGATGCTCTCCAGGAGCTTGCCGCGAAGGCCGGCATTGGCTTTGCCAAGCCGGTTGAGAAGGCCGACCCGGAGCCGAAGCCAGACCTGAAGCCTGATGCCAAGCCGGATCCTGAGCCGAAGCCAACGCCCGGCCTCACTAAGGCCGACGTGGATGTCGAGCTCAAGAAGCGCGACGAGACCATCGAGAAGCAGCAGGGACAGATCACCGCCCTGACTGCGAACATCGCCAAGCGGGATGCGGACGATGACGACCGCGCAGTAGCTGCGCTCGTGGCTGAGCACGGCATGCCTGGCGACAAGGACAACCTCACCAAGCTCGTCAAGTCGATGAGCCCCGAGATGCGCGAGATGTGGGCTTCGAGCCAGAAGTCCGCGCGAGCCGCACTGGCCCTCGCCGAGAAGGGCACCCGGACCATCGTTGGCGCTGCCCCCGAATCCGCACAGGCCAAGCTGAACGCGCTCATCGCGAGTGCCGTTCAGAAGGCCGGCGACAAGCCTGACATGGACGCGATCCTGAAGGGCATTGACGCCGAGCACCCCGACATCTTCGCGGATGTGCGGGCTGAAGCGATGGGAGGCTAACCATGGCAACCAGACAGCCCGTCATCGACGCGATCCACACTTTCGTTGCGGCTGAGAACCTGACGGCCGCGCAGTTCCACTTGGTGCGGATCAGTTGCTGGTCCGACGTGTACAACTCCCCGCTCATTTCTCTCTGCGGCAACGGGCAGAAGATGTGCGGCATTCTCGCCGACGTGACCCCGCAATGGGGCGTGGGCGCTGTCGTCCGCGTCGGCAAGTACCCCTGCGTGCTGCATGAGGCGTTGGCCTGCAGCCGTTCCTGGGCCTCGACTGCACTAGGGCACGCCCGCGGTGCCGTCGCTCTCGACTGGGTGGGCGGAATGGCCCACGAGCCCGGCGTTCTCTCTCCTACCCCCACAGGCCATGAGAAGGGGACGCTTGACCTTGAATGCTTGAACCCGTGGCATGCCGATGCCGGGTTCCAGGAGTAGGGAGGCCATAAGCAATGCCTGACAAGCCTGGAGTACACGCGCAGCATACCAACGTCTGGCTGAGCAACATGGCCTCCAAGTGGATGGTGGAGGACCGACAGTTTGTCGCCGGCCAGATTTTCCCGATTGTGACCGTCCAGAAGCTCACCGACCTGATCGCGCGGTATGACCGCCGCGACTGGTTCCGCGCGCATGACGTGCGCCCGCGCGCACCTGGGTCGGAGAGCCAAGGGACGGGGTACGGCATCGGCTCCGGCAGTTACTACTGCCGGGAGTATGCCGTACACAAGGACATCCCGGACGAGGAGCGCGCCAATGCGGACCTGCCGTTCAGGCCCGACATGGACTCGACGCAGATCATCACGCAGTTGCTGAAAATCAAGCGCGACTACCTCTTCGCCCAGTTCGCCTTCGCGGCTGGGGTGTGGACTACGCAGTTCGCCGGCACTGTGGCGGCGAGCAACTACGGCGCCGGCGGGATGCAGCACTGGAGCAACTACCTGACGCCCTCCACGCCGATTCAGGACGTGGAGTACGCCAAGCAGTACATGCACCTGCTCACTGGCTTCCAGCCGAACACGCTGGTCGTGAACAAGTGCGTGTGGGGCGCTCTGAAGCATCACCCCCAGATCATCGCCCGTTACCTACAGACCCAGGCCGTACCTCAGTTGACCCCGCAGCTCGTGGCGAACGTCTTCGAGCTTGACCGGGTTATCGTCGCGGAGGCGATTATGAACCATGGACCGGAGCAGGGCCAGTGGATCGGACGCCCTGTGTTCGGCAACCACGCTTTGCTTGCATACGTGCAGCCAAGCCCGAGCACCACAATGCCCTCGGCCGGCTACACGTTCGCCTACACGGGCGCGAACCATCAGGGCTATGCCGTGCAGATCGAGCAGTTCCGGCTGGCCAACGACTCCAAGTCGGATCGTCTCACGGGCAACTTCGTGATCGACCCGCACGTCGTCGAGCCCGACCTCGGCGTGTTCATCCAGAACATCGTGGCGCCGGGATTCTGCCTCGGCGAGGTGGTGGCGAACATCACGGGCTTCAACTAGAGGCCCTAAGTGAAGCTTGACGGTGGGCGGGAGGATACCCGTACAAACTGCCGCCCCCTCCTGCCCACCGTCTGCCAAGAGAAGGAGGACCAATGCTCGTTAGATTGCTGGAGCAGATGTTTAGCGACCGCTGGCATGTAGCCGGGGAGGTTCTGAGGCTGCCGGAGGGCCACCCGCTGGTTTCCGGCCACAAGGCGCTGGCGATAGACGACGACGACCCGATATTCGCCTGTCCGACATGCGGGCGGATGTTCATCAGCCCTGAACTGCTCGCGCAGCATGCCGAGGAGAACGGGTGCTCCCTGCAAACTGAGGCGGGCGGCGCCGCGGAGGGCGTTCAGGCGGACGATACGCCTGCAGACGAAACCGACGAAGAGGCGCCCCCGATTGAGGCCCCGCCTTCTATCAAGCGGCGTGGGCGGCGGCGGGGAGTCAAGGTGTGAGCCATACCTACACCGGCGATCCCGCCGTCAGCAACGTCGCCTGGGTGCGCTGGAAGATCGGGGACACCGGGCCCAGCTACTCCGGGTATGGCTGGGTCTTCACCGACGAGGAGACAGCCCGGGCCATCGCCGACGCGGGCGGCAATATGCTTATGGCCTGCGCCTCCCTGTTGGTCACCTGGGCAATCCGTCTCGCCTCCCAGCCGGACTTCCAGATCGGGCGCTTCGGCGAGAGCAGCAACGCGGACGCCGCGGCGGCCCTGAACACGAAGGCCAAGGAACTGCAGGCTGCGGCCAATGCCCAGATGGCCGGTGCCTTCGCCGGCGGGATCAGCGTCTCGGACAAGGCCGGGCGGGAGGCCAATACCGACCGCACGCCGAGCGACTTCCGACGCACCCAGTTCGACAACCCGGAGGGCTGGTAGCGCATGGCCATCCCCGCCGCGGTGTTCGACCCGATGGAGGCCGAGCTCGTCCACTTCTACGCCCGGGCGCAGACGCGGCTGCAGGCGGTGATCACCAATGCCAGCGCGACTCCATTCGCGCGGCGCCGGGCCGAACTCCTGGTCCAGCAGATCGAGTCCATCGCTTCATCGCTGGAGGAACATCAGCGCGGCTGGAGCGTGAAGAACCTCCCGCGCTCCTACCGCGCCGGCGTCAATTTGACTGCCCAGGCATTTCGCCTCCCCGTGTTGCCATCCATGACCGTCATGGATCGCCGGTCTATCGAGGTCGCTATTGAGCGCGTGATCTCGGACACGTCTGGCGCCCTGCGGAGCATCGCCCCCTATGCACAGCGGGTATGGGTGGACACTCAGCAACGCCTCATTCAAGAACAGTCATTGGCAGAGTTGATCGCGGGCGGGCGGGTTGAGGGGCTGGGGCCGCGCGAACTCGGCAAGCGCATTAGCGCAACGCTGCAGGACGCCGCTTCCGAGCGCCTGGAGGGGTTCGTCATCCCATCCCTGCGCGCCGACCTGGAACGCACCGCGAGGGGTGAACTCATCGGCATCACTTGCCGCGATGGCAAGTTGCGCCACTACAACCTGCGCTCCTACGGTGAACTGGTGGCGAACACGGCGACCCGTATGACTGCCACGGAGGGCGCGCTGAATGCGACTATCGCCAATGGCGGCGACCTCGTGCAGATCACCGTCCACAGCGGGGCCTGCCCCATGTGCTTGCCCGTGCAGGGGAAGGTCTTCTCCATCACAGGGCAGACGCCGGGTTTTCCTGTCCTGACCAATGAAAACAAGACCCCCCTCCATCCGAAATGCCGCCATGAGACCATCGGCGTTGACGCGGACTTCCTACGTGAGCGCGGCGTCTACGGCCGCATTCAAGAACTATCTTCGCAGAAGCGCCCCATCCAATCTGCCCAGGACTATGCCACGAAGCTCAAGCGCCCCGCTAAGAGGAAGGCGGCCTGATGCGCGACATCCGCCGCTATTTCATCCACGTCATTCAGCTCCTCCGTGGACCGATTGGCGATGAAGGAGTTGGCAAGGACGGATACGGCGAGCCGCTCACCCAGGCAACGCCAGAGACTCTCACGCTGGACGCGCGGGTCGAGTGGGACAACCGCCGCGTCATGGACGACTCAGGGCAGGAGATCGTCTGCGCCGGCATGGTCTTCCTGCGTCATTCCTACCCCGACCCGGCCACCGGCGCCGATATTGAGCTGACGATTGGCGGCCAGGACCGGATCGTCTTCGAGGACCGAGAGCACCCCATCGTGACGCGAAACCGTTGCGAAGGCTGGGGTTGGACAATCGACCCCGGCAGCCACTGGGAGGTCTGGATACGCTGATGGCTGGCGGCATCAAGTGGGACGAAGCCAAGGCCGAGAAGATGCGCCAACGGCTAGACAAGCTGGCGGGGGGCTACTCGTCGGCAGCGTTTCGCGCCGCAGGGCAGGTGGCCCAGCAGGTCATCAATGATGCCATCAACATCGTGCCGACCGTCCCGCTGCGCACCGGCAACCTGCGGAGCAGCGGAACTTTCGAGGTCTTCTCCGGTGGCCTCACCTGGCGCAGCGTCCGCCTCGTCGTGGGATTCAACACGCCCTATGCGGCCGCGGTCCACCAGGGAGGCTGGAAGACTGGTCCGCTGGCAGGCAAGAAGATGACTAACTGGAGCGAATCGGGCTCGGGTCCTTACTTCCTCTCTTCGAAGTTGCAGCGCTTCCGGGTGCAGTACGTCCGCGTATGGGGCGATAAGGTCGCCCGATTGCTGGGGATGAAGCCATGACGAGCGACATAGAGGAATATCAGGCTCGCCTGCGGGCAGAGAAGCCGCGAGTGACCAGTGCGCTGGCCGTCGGCGATGTCCGCGTCACGCGCCTGGAGGGTGGCGGCATCGGCGCCGTCTTCGACTTCGAGTTCACGGGGCCGGCACCGCGGCTCGACCGACTGCTTCTAACCCGCCTCGTGCGGGGGTTGGTGGCTCTTGGGGACCTGGGGGATGACCGTGGACCTACTGCGTGAGCTCTTCGACTGGATTGCCAACCAGCTTGTTCTCAATAGGGCGGTCGAGTGGCACTGCGGCAGCCTGCCGCCGGAGACATCCGTACCGGCCGCGGTGCTTCTGGAACGGGGCGGCATCCCGTCGCTCCCGGTACTGCGCGGCAACGTAGGTGAGCGCCTGTTTCAAGTGCTCACCATTGGCACCACCTACTTCACCACGCGGGCGCTCGCCGTCCGCATTCACGACTTGCTCAAGGACCTGCCCGGCGTGGCGCTCGGCGACAATCACGCTCATGTAATCGAGGCCGTGAACGAACTGCAGCAACTCGCGGGAGACGAGCGCTTCCGCTTTCAGCTCAGCGCGGACTATGCAGTCCGCGACACCGCGCCCGCCACATGGTGGGCGCACTAGAGGAGAGGAAGCATGTCTGCAACAGCACTGCCGATCTTGGGCCCCTGCCAGGTCTGGTATGGGCCGGCCGGGGCGGAGACCGAACTGGGGAAGACGCACAACGGAGTGAACTTCCGCTGCGTGGAGGAGGCCGTTGATATTTTCTACGACCAGTTCGGGACCACACCGTGGGACTCCATCACCGTAGGGAAACCGACTGAGATTGAGACGAACTTCGCGAACCTGTCGTATGCCCTGCTGGAAAGACTAATGCCGACGGAGGCTACCCACTACGGCCCCGAGGTGACGCCGACGCCGTATGCGGGCGACGACGCCCTCGACATTTGGGTCGGCATCGGGACGAGCCACCGGGACAATGCGCAGAGGTTGATATTGATCCCGTATTGGAATGGGATTCCGAGCACGGACATCGAGGACCGGATTTATGTGCCGCTGGCATTCCCGCGCATCAACCTCGACTGGCCGTACAACGCTACCGACCAGCGCGTCGTCAACTGCACGTTCAAGGCGTTCCCCGTGAGCCAGGCCGTGCCGCGGATTTGGTTCATGGGTGATGAAAATTTGCTGCCCTAGGCTAAGGTACTGAGTGCCGACTGCAATCTGCAATCAGTGTAGAACAGAGTTCTATGCCGCGCCGCATGAGATTGCGGCCGGGAACGGTCTCTACTGTTCGAAGGCCTGTTTCGGTATGGCCCATCGCAAGCACCATCCGGGCATCATGGTGAGAATGGACCCGGACATGGCCTGGGCACTCGGACTGTTGGCATCGGATGGATCAGTTTCAAGACGAGGCCAAGTGACTTTGGCCGTGCGCGAATCAGATCGCGAATTGGCCGATAAGCTCATGAACGTGCTTGGGTTTGGGGCTATCCATATCTATCCGCATTACGGCGGATTGAATGCCGAACCTTTGGCCACTTGGCTTTGTAGTTCTCGGGGACTCGCCGAAGAGCTTCGCTCCCTAGGCTTGACCGAGACGAAGACCTACGACCTGACTTGGCCGGAATGCATTTGCGGATTCGAGGCCGACTTCCTCCGCGGCTATTGGGATGGCGATGGTAGTTTCGGCACCATGCGGCACGGTCGCACCGGGATAGTCTATCCCATAGCGCAGATCACAGGATGTTCTGAGAACTTCTTCGGAACGCTGCATGGAGTTCTGGCAAAGGTCAGCGGCAGCAGGAGCAAGCTTCAGCGACACGCGAGGGGCTACTTCCAACTGTTCTACGGCGGCAATCCGGCCTGCCGGATCATGGGTTACCTGTACAAAAACGCGCCAGAAAGCTTACGCCTGAATCGGAAGTGGGCACTGGCGCAAGCGCTTATAAACTGAGCGGGAAAGGGGCGAGGAAATGGCTGAACTCGATCTTGACGTTTTGGCCGTCGAGCCACTGGTCGTGAAGGTCGGTGGCAAGTCGTATTCCATGGCG